CCTTGATTGCTGTTTCACAAAATTGTTTTATCTCTGCTACCTGTGCCTCTGTTGTTGCTGTGGCTTCTGCAGCAAGTCGTGCCGTCTCTGCCGCTGTCTTTACAGCAGCTTCGGCGGCTTCCTTGTCCTGGAACTCCTTGAGCAAAGCATCAAGAGAAGTTATCCTGTCCTGATACTCTTTTTCCTTCTTGGCATCCATCTCTGTTTCCTTTCGTTTGTTGAATAATTCTTTGATTTTGTCTGTAAACTGTTTCCATCCCGGTCGCTTCTTTGACATTTCAGAACCTTCTTCGATCTTCTCAATCTTCTTGAGGAACTGTTCATGCAGGTTAAGAGCCTGACACATATCAGCCTGCATTTCCCACAATTCACTCGACATCCTTTCCGGGTCTGTCCCGTCAACTAACATTTTCTCAATCGTCTCAAGGAACTTCATACAGACTTCGGAAAGTGTTTTGAATGTGTCATCGACCGCAAGAGTTGCAATCTCTTCCATCATAGTGAACTCAACTACCTTTGATTCCTTCATCTCCGAGAACTGGAGAGCAATCTCTTGCAGTGCTTCATCATTGCCAGGAAGTCCTTTGACAGCAGGAGGGGCGGCTCCTAACATCCCAACAGCGAGAACCCGTTTGTTGTCCTTTGTCAGTTCTATGCTGCGTTGGGGATAGAAGCCTTCCCTGATCCACTCTGCAAGTTTGTCGTTGAACTCAACACCCATCGCCACGAGGTCTTGACCTACACGCTTAAGACCTCCCATAATCCGACCGAACACTGGGATGCGTGTGTGTCCCTTATAGTCTGATGAGTGACCAATGATGAACGGTATAGGCTCGCTGAATGACTGAGCCATATTGTCAAGATCGGCCTCGGTATACGTTTCATCGTTCCAAGTCCCGACTTTGAATATCACAAGGTCTTTGGCTCTCACGTCAGCCAGTTCTTTCGGTTTCATTGTTCGATCTCCTCTGGTTTTGGCTCTGCTTCAATCTTCTTTCCCGGCTCTGCTCCGGGGATGAATGGTGCTAATTGCTTTGGTATCTCTTTCTCGCTCAGTGTGTAGTTGAACTTCTCGGACAACTCCTCAACGTCAAACTTGAACCCAGCATCAGATAATGTCTTGACGATTACAGCCTCTTGCACCAAGTCCTCTGGGTCTTCAAGATCAAACCGGAATTGAGGATACCCATCGACGTTAGCAAAGTTGAAGTCCACAATCCATTTGACAAGCGTCTGATTGAGCGTAGAAGCAAGACTGTGTGCTCGAAATACATCTCTTGCGTTCTGGGTGGTTTGGTGGACTTTGCCCTGTGCGTGTGTGCCCGTGCCCGTCGATGAGCTTGCCTCTGTTGTCAGCGTCTGACCTTGCACACATTTTGATATTTGATCGTCACACCATCGCTGGAAGGCCATATACGCATCTGCGTTGTTGATTGCGTTCTTAGCCTCTGCATATTCAACGGAGAAGTTGTCTGGTATACGTCCATAGGCTCCATTGCGTATCATTTTCGCAATCTCAAGCGCCTCTGCCTTGAGTTCTTTGTTTGCGCTTGCCGGGTGCTTGACGATTGGGATGGACGAAGCCCCGACTTGAAGATGTTGCATCCAGAACTTTGTCACAGTTTTCTTGAATAGCCACATCCAGTATATGTTCTGGTCAAGTGCATCACCAAAGGGGTTCTCCCATTGTGACGAACATCGATGAACGATAAATTTCTTGGCAGGCAATGGATTGCCAAAGTAAGGGTTCTGAATGTCCCTCAGTTTCAGAGAGCGATCAACAGCATCAAATTGGAACCTGCGCTGTGGGCGATTGAGTATGTTGCCAATCATTACGCCATCGTCTGTGATGTCCCAAATGATCTCGCTCACCGAGAAGCCCATCCCAACGGCTCCCATCAGATTATACAAATGCTGCGGGAAGTATCCCGTCTCAGTCAATGCTCCTTTGACAAAATCGGCTATGGCCTGATTCCGGGCCGATGCTTTCTTTTCCCCTGCGTTGTGATGAGCGTCGATGTCCCATTGTGTGCCTGCGACATTCAGCCTTGCCGATCCGAGCACAGCAGATACGTGCGGGTCTTTCTCCAGTTCTTGATACAGATCATACCAGGCAAGTTCTTTATACGTTTCCGTTCTTAGTATGCGATCCCAGTTAATGAAGATTCCTGACCCCGGCTCGGATGTAGAGGATGCAACTCCAACATACTGACGGATATAATCAGTGAGGATAGAAGCCGTTTCGTTCTGCATAATCGAAATCAGCTCACCGTATTCTGGCAAGGCATCAGGTCTGGTTATGATTTGATTTTGTGGAGAGCGTCGTTTAGCCATTAGTAGTTCTCCGATACGGTAACTGCTTCCATTTCCTCAATCTCGATAGACCTTGCATCGCTCAATGTCGGATGCTGGTATTCTTTACCCCAATGTGTGAAGATCGGATACCTGACCGCATCAGGTGCGTGACTGAATGAATGTATCGGCTCATCCAAAGTCTTTCCATTCTTGTCAACCTTCCACTTGTAATTCTTGAAGTCCTTAATGACGTTGACCGAGCGGGCCGTGATGTGCAAGTGATAGCCCTTGACAGTCTCAATGCCGAATAGAACCGAGTCCTTCGACTTGTCCGCCGGGTGGATGTTGAACCCCGCTCGGTAGATGACTTCGATTGACTCAGGGTCTGCGCTGTCTGCATACTGTTCCTTCGTCCTCTGCTCTTCGGGTATCAGCTTTTTCAAGGCCGGGATGAAGTCCTCTCGTATCATTCCCCGCTCATAGAGCATCTCATCCAGGTATACGTCTCTGCCAATGCGTCCGAGCTTCACAACTACTTTCGGGTCGTTGAATCCAAAGTCAAGTCCAAAGAGAATATCCGAACAGTCAGGGAAGTCCGGCACGATGTCCCAGTTCTGGTAGATGAGTCCGGTTCGCTTTCCTCTTAATCCGAGTCCATATATTTTCCAATACTCTGGATCGTCTTCCTTTAACCGTTCGATCTCTTCAATAATCGACTCATCCAGAAACGGATTATCTTTGTAGGTTGAGTGAATGAAAGCACAATCGTCTCTCGGTATCACGTGGTCGTATATCCAATGCTCTTCCTCGGACGGATTGTAGTCCATCACGATCTGCTCTGTCGTTCGCATTGCAACCTGACGATAGGTCTCAAGCGACAATTCATTTGCCTCATTCAAAAGTATCTTGTGTCGCTTACGGCCTCGGAGTTTTTGTTGATCATCTGCAGAGTAGAAATTGAAATTGCACCCGTGTAACCTGTATGAATGGTCTGACATGTTGTGTGCGGACTCATCATAGATACCGTTGGATTTGAGTATCTCAAGAAAGTCCTTCATCGCCGTTGCCTTGAGTGCAGGCAAGGTCTGGCGCACGATGTCGTAGTCCTTGTGTATCTTGGACTCATAGGCGTCTGTGATGAAGTATTGCAGGGTGGAATAAGTTTTGCTACTGCGTGCCGATCCCTCAAGCACAATGTTGCGCTTCTTGGCGTCCCGAATCTTTGTAAACAATTCAGATACTTTGAGTTCGAGTTTCATTTGCTCTTAACTACCGTGACGTTGACCGCCGTGATTGTCTCGCCGTTGCTTGTGATGTCCTGACGCTGCTTCCATTCATCTCTCAAGCGATTGTTAAGCCAGTAGATTATTGACAATGGGTCAGGTGGATAGTGCTTAATGTAGGGCGTTGCAGAAACCGTCCCCATATACGAACTGAAATAAGTATCCTCGTGGTCATATCCCGTTGCCCGCCTGTAGAGTGATTCGACTACCTTTGCATCAGAGGCAGCTTTTCCCTTTTTTAGGACTTGCACGAACTCAGGGTCAGCCTTCCATCTGTTCATCGTCGCTTCATCGACACCAAGAATGGCAGACATTTGCACATCGGTCATACCGAGTGCGGCCATTGATTCGATTTTCTTGAGGTCAAACGGGATAGCGGATAGCTTTTGGGATACTGAGGTTTTTGGACGGCCTACCTTTTTTTTCTCTGCGGGCATCCAGTTCTTTCCGGTTGTCTGGATGCAAATAAACACATTCTCGGAATGATTGTCAATACTGCGGGTAGGTTCTACTGAGGATGTTGCTTGTGTTCGTCTCTCCAATTTTCCATCGTCTGACCTGTTTTCTTCTTGAAAAACCTTGAGCCGGTATCAGGTTGAAAGCCTGCATCGTAGGCGGCAAACTTGCAGGACTCCCCGTCAATAAGGCACTTCTGCATTATCGCAAGGGCTTCTCTCTGCTCTTCTTTCGACCGATGTCCTCGTTTTCTTCCGGGGAATCTGGGGAAGTTTTTGTCAATGTCGATGCTCATTTTGTTCTCCTTTAATTCATTTGACATAAGCTTCAATCCATTATTTTCCTGAGAAACAACGGCTTCTCTTCCTTTTCCTCCGGCTCCTCCACCCGGCGTATCTTGATACGGTAACGACCAAGCAAATAACCGACAAAGAATCCAATTACAATACCGTTGAAAAATATCATTAGTCTGATAAGTATCTCATTCATTGCTGCCTCCGATCAATTAAACAACTGTGCCTTTTCGTATGACAGAAGAGTTCTAACTTCGTCAATCTGATGCACAAGGGTTGCGTTCAACCTTTCTACCAACAGATAGAGTTTCTTTTCATCGCTGCATTTTGCTTCGATCAAATGCTTGACGATGTTCCAGCTTTCATCTGTCCCAACAAAACACTCCGCAACCTCTCCACGCTTCGAGTCAAGTGCAATCTGTGCATCTGCCAGGATTTCAGCCGAACGTGCCAGCCATTGCCCACGATTGTCTAACTCTTGCATCAGACCCTGTGGAGTTCTGTCAAGAGGTTGCTTGATAGAAGTATATATCTCGTTTACTTCTTTTGCAAGATCAACAACACTCATTCCACTCTCCTTTTGATCGGTGACGGGACAACTCTCAACGCCCCGTTGATTAGTTTTGTCATCCCGCCACGTCTCAATAAAATCATTGTCACGAAGTTTTATGCGGCTTGTCATCTGGACCGTCAACTATTTGATCATTGTTAACAGAAACAAACTTTAACGTTGGGTGTGAGTTCAACTTTATGCGAGACGCCTTAAAGC